AAACCAACACGAGCCGTAATCAGTTTTTCAAGAATCTTATTCTTTTCAGACGGGGTAAACTGTTTACTAGCCCAATCTTCTTTTTTACTTTTTTCGGCTTTCATTACTTTAGACATAGTGTATCCTTTTAGTGTTTAAGCATATATTATACATTAAATTTATCAAAAGAGCAAGCAAAAAGGCCCTTGCGGGCCCTTTTTAACTTTCCATTGCAACCAAAATGTACTTACCGTACTTGTCGTGGAAACGATCGAAGTGTTTCAATTTGCTAGCATCAAACGGAAGATTGTAGCTAGTCAACGCAACCTTAGCAGCCATAACAGTTAGCTCAGTTGGGAAGTTATCCATAATGAACAAGAAGAAACGATCTGCCTGTGCATCCCAATCTTTGGCTTTCTTGTTAAAAGCGTCTTGGAGTTCATAGCAAAGGCTAATGCTCAAAGAGTACATCGCGGAGATTTCTTTAATCTCACATTTGGCAACCTTGCCAGACAAGATGTCTGTTGGGTTAGGCATTTGTTTAGCAACACGACGGTGTGCCATAAACTTAACAGCAAGTCCTTCACCGATTGCACCAGCAACTAAATCGGTCAATGTGCGCTCATCCAAGTCGTCGTCCTTGAGCAAATCGCTGACAAAGGACCAAGAACGTGGAGTTGCAAATGCACGGCTTGAAGATTTTGGATCAAAGTCATACAAATCTTGTTTGGCAAATCCAATATAACCAACAACTTGTTCGTGAAGTTTGTTGTTAACAGCCCACTCTTGCCAATCTTCAAAGTCAGATTTCAATTCGATGTGAACAAAGCGGTTAGCCAACGGTGCAGGCATACGATAAGTAACGCCTTTGTCAGTTTCACGGTTACCGGCAGCAACAATACTAACACCTTTTGGCAGTTGATAAGTACCAACACGACGATTCAATACCAATTGAAAAGCAGCGGCCTGGGTAGCAGGAGCAGCAGAGTTCAATTCATCCAAGAATAGGATAGCAGTAGAATCTGGATCAGTGGGCAATTCTGCAGGAGGAGCCCAAGTCATAGTATTCTCATTGCTATTGTAATATGGAATACCTTTAATGTCAGTAGGTTCCCAAAGGCTCAAACGAACGTCAATGACTTCTCGACCTTGTTCATCACCAATTTGTTTAACGATATCGGATTTGCCAATACCAGGAGGGCCCCACATGAATACAGGACGTTGGATCTTGACACATTTACGGATACTGCGCTTGGCTTCGTTAGGAGTAACGGTACGATTAGCGCTCATTGCTTCTGCCATAGTGTAATCTTTCTAAAAAGTTAAATTAATATTGCGACGATTATCTGCTGCAATACGTTAATTATACATACATTGTTACACTTTGTCAAGTGATTTCTGTATATCTCTTCTGGGCTCTTTGCAATTTTTGGATATTTCCAGCAAATAAAATGAGCTGTATAGCCATTTTTTCTCCAAAAAGATAGATTTCTTTATGGGTTAAGTAAAACGGACAGTCGACATTATTGTCAATCCATAATAATAATGAATTGGTTAAGAACATTGGTTCTTCAAATGCTACTCTGTGATGCTTAATTTCAGCATTACAAAAACTTTCAAATCCCTTTTCGGTTAGTCCAAGACCGCCCTTTTTCTTTAATCTAGGATTACTCCAAAATACCTGACGTAGATTATCAATTGATCGATCGTCAGTGGTTAGCCCTAACTGCTCTGCTACTATTTTGGTGATTTTAAGTTTTTGGTTCATCGGTGATTTTCTCACCAGTAGTTAGTTTATAAACGGAAAATTCTTCTGTGTTAAACATTTTATTTAATTTTTCCGCTAAGTTGAAAGCATGACCGCTGTTAGCAAAGGATACCTTCTTATATTTTGGTCCTACTTCTTGTGCAACTACACTACTAGTCTTTAAATTAATAGGTTTATCTTTATAAAATACCGACCATACGGCGTCAGACTCTAAAACTTGATCTGTTTTATATGATTTTTTATTTGTTATCTCTAATAAGACGTTCGGTTTAGGTCTACTCATTATACATACGCTCCAAATGTGCGTATATATTTACCTGTTTTTCTAAAAACGTCCGCCGTCCATTTTAACCTGTATGTTAGAAGATGCAGAAGCAATTTGATCTAACTGACCTGCTAACCTTGTCATTACTACTGCTAGACTATTTTGCAACTCTGTAGCCTCTGAAATGCTTAAAGTTACTACTTTTTGATTGGTTTTTATAGCAATCTTAGTCTTATCCAAGAAGTTTTCAATAGGTATTGTGTTTAGTTGCTTCATACCTTATTTAGGCTGTTTAATACAGCTTTCATCTCCTGTGCAGTCTTAAATGGACCTTGATATGGATTACGTTCGAGTGTAATCAATTTAGGGCAATAACTTCTGAGCCACCCTTTTTGGAATTGAATAACATAGTAGCCTGCACAATATCTACTCTTGCTTTTAAGATTTTTGGTGTATAAGGGTAGTCTTGATTTAACATTATACACAGGATTGTAGGGTTTGGTGCGGCAAGGATAGTTATAAATGGTATGATTAAGAGGTTCTATTTCAAATGTATTAGATTTCTTCCTATCCACGGTGGCTAATTGATCAACAATTTCTTTAAAACTTTTGATTTCCACTGCTTTGCCTTTACGTAAGAACACATATCCTTTTTTGTTCTTAGCAATAGATCCAATCTTCTTACCATTGCCTTCAATGATCCATTCTTTATTGGGTATTAATACTTTAGAAATTACTGCGTTCATGCTATATATCTCGCGTTAAGTGGTTCTGCATAACTTTGTATCTGTTCACTAATCTTAATTAGATCGTATTCAGAACAAAGTTTAAGCAAACGTACTCCAACTTGTGGAATATTCTTTTCTGCCGTTGTGGCTGTGTTGATTGTTTCTTTAATCAACTCTTTAATGTTATCCGGTTGTGCTGTTAGATTACATAGTAGTACATTGCGGGTGTAATCATCTAATACACGATGCTCAACACCTTCGTGGTCAGTCCAACGTTGCAACATGAGATTGTTCCAAGAATAGCCTTTGGATTCTCTGTCAGCAAACGCATCACGGAGACCAACTTTATTCTTTGTCCCTTTCTCACGTACTCCCGGATAAGCACTAAAGATGTTGTCGGAGGTGTCGCCACGCATACACTTCTCAAATAGTAACCATTCTGGTTCAGGTGCACCTTTTGGTAAATTTGTTTTCTTATCCTTAATGTGCTTACCTCTTTCATCAAAATATCCTTCGTGTGTGGTTGTAATCTGCATCACACCATTATATTGTCGAACATTTGGTGCGATAAGTTGTGCAAAGTCTCCATCTGTTGAAATAATAATATGATTATCAGTAGGATGACTTTGAATCCAACCTGCAATTAAATCATCTGCTTCTAATTGCTGATGCTGTAATACTGTACAGTTAGTCTTGTTTGTAATATAATCTTTAAACTGATCAAACGTTTCCCAAAATACACGATCTTCTTCTGCTTCTCTTGGACTTTGAGCAGCACGAGCTTCTGTGCGTTGCCGCTTGTAAGGAGCATATACATCCTTGCGCCAGCTACGCCCCTCTAAAAAGAAGATAACATGATCACCTTTAAAATCTCGCCATGCTTTACGTACACTACCTAATACAGTAGCAAGACTCATACCAATCTTATCATTAAGATCACCACGAGTTGCATGACGAGCACGGAAAAATGTATTTGCTGTATCTACAAGAATATATGTTTTGTTCATTAAGAAATTTCCGATCTACCATCACCTAAATTATTAACATTAATATAACCACTACCACGTCGGTCCATATTTACACCAGCCTCGGATCCGATATTTCTGCATAAGTCCTGGAACCAAAGATCAACTACGGATTCATCTGTCTCACCTTGATATCCTTCTGTTCTTAATTGTAGCACAAAGTACTCGTTCCAGTCAAGTTCAAAGAAGCCATTGCGGATATTATCTTTATTAACGTGAGTGTCCATAACTGCTACCCAGGGTTCTTTCTTTTCTGTAGCAATCTCTTTGGCTGTTTTTTGTTTCTTTATCTTTGGAACCTTAGGTACTGCCACTGGTACATCTTTAACTTCTGGTACAGTTGGCTCTTCAACTTTTACCGGCTTGTCTTCGATGCCAAATAAATTTTTAATAAATTTTTTCATTGTATTTTCTTTAGTTGGTATAATTGCTTGATCAAGAATGCCCATTAAGTTCCCCACTCATTTTTAAAGAGCGGAACTTGTAAACGATCACTATAACGTAAACCGTGCTTCATTGCTAACAATGCTACATTACGATTGTTCATTGCATACACACTTTCAACACCACCTACTGGCATTAGATAGATATGACCAATAAATCCTGCCTTGCGATAAGCAGCAATCGCACATTCGGCATCAGCAAAGTCTTGTTCTGTGGCAATAACAAACTTCAAATATGCTGTACCGTATTCTTCGTACTCGCAAACACGTTCTGGTTTAATAGCTTCATCCCACGGTTCACCACTACACGGTAGTTTAGCACTAACACTAAATGTAACTTCTCTATGGAAATCGTAATCGTGATGATATTTCCAAGTATGTAGGTATTGTTTAAATGGTGCTGTTAACTGCATAGTACCATTTGTTTCAAACGTAATCTCTTTAAGACCTTGCATCTTAGGATGTTTCAACAAGTCTGGATATTGTTTTTGCCAACCTAACAATGGCTCGCCACCGGTAATAACTAGATGTTCATCACGCCATTCACTAAATGGAAGGATCTCCATAATACGTTCTACAATTGCATCTGTAGTCAACATTGGACTTAGATCTTTAAAACGTGGATCCCAACTTGCGTAACTATCACACCCTGTACTTACTAATGGCAATTTTTTATAGTCGTCGTAGTAATGAATACGTGCTGCAATATCTTCTACCTCACGACTTAGTTCGCCACGTGGCATACCAAATCCTTGACATTTAAAATTACAACCAAACGTTCTAAGGAACACGCTGGGCACTCCCATATAACGTCCTTCACCCTGCACACTATAAAACAATTCTGCTATTTTAATCTTCGACATGTTCAACCTTTATAATTTTAATAGTTTCCATCCAACTAAGAGTAGTTAATACAATGGTTTTTAATTGACTATATTTAGGTTGCCATTGAGTATCCGACATAAATTTAGTTGGATCTGCAATCAACTCATCTGGGTCACCTAATCTTCTCGGCCCTAATTCATAATCAACATCTAGACCGGTGGCAGATTCTACTGCTTTTACTATTTCTAGATTGCTAATACCTTGACCTGTTCCTAGATTATACGCTTCAAATGTACCCTGGTCAAGTGTTTTAGCAAGATCAACAGCTTGTACGTGAGCACTAGCAATATCTGAAACGTGTAGATAATCTCTTATACAAGTTCCATCTTTGGTTAAAAAATCATTGCCGTTTAAAATTAATGTATTTTTTTCTAGCACACTTTGTATTACCTTTGGAATCAAATGTGTATCATTCCAATTATTACCAAGTTCTACTTCTGGATCACATCCACAGGCATTAAAGTATCTTAGTGCAATACCTTTATATCCATGTGCTTGTACATGACTTTCAATGACGTATTCACACATCTTTTTACTATGACCGTATGGACTTACAGGTGTACCTTGTGCATATTCAGCAATAGGAACAGAACAATCATTGCCATAAGTTGCTGCACTACTGCTAAAGATGATTGTACCTTTCCATCCTAACTTAGATAAGTCGTCTAACATACGATTAGTCTTGGCAACATTATTATCATAATATTCACCAGGATCAGCAATACTAGGACCAACTAAGCTAGTTCCAGCAATATGTATAATTGTGTCTACATTGTTTATGTTAGCAGCCGTTGCTGTAATGTTTACGAAGTCGTCAATGATTAATTCGTTGACAAACATAGAAGCATTTGGAATAGTCCAAGTGCGGTCAATGCCAATTACATAATAGCCAGCCTGCTGAAAGGCCTTAGCGGTATGACTACCGATAAAGCCCATCGCGCCTGTTATGATGACTCGTTTAGTATTTTGACTCACGAGTATGTTTCCTATAGTCAGTGCCCATACGTAACATACTGTCACCTGTACCTTCTAATATATTACAAATACGGTCAATAGTACCGTCATTGTAATCACTAATCATACCTAACTTAGGATCTGGCCAAGTTAACAATACTTCTAATTTATTTAGAGCATCGTCAATAGACCAGGGAACATATAAGCGAGTGTGATCGTTGGCAAAAGTTTCAGGGAAGCTACGATAAGCAGGATACAATACATTACAACCTAACGCATCGGCTTCACTGACTGTGTTTGATACCCAGTCTTGCAAAGCACAATTAAACACCACACGACTATCATTAACAATGTTGTAGTAGTCATTTTTTTCTAGATCCTGATAAATTTTTAGTATGCCCTTGGCCTCTAGATTGCGTGTACGTTCCATATAGCTTTCGCTATTTGATTTAAGTTTGCCACCACTACATACACAGAATTCTGTGCTGTTACCTGGATGTCGTTTGTAGAACTCTTCAATGAGATCCATATAGAAGTCTGGTTGCTTCTCTTGATCCCAACGTGCTGAAAATACTACACGATTCTTGCGTTCAGCAAATGGTTTAATATTTCCTACACGACCTTGTACTTCACTCTTGCCAAATGCTAATCCACTGATATTGTAGATTGGACTTTTCCAACCTGCAATCTTCATATGCATTACCATTTCTTCATTAGTTGCAAGTACTCCGTCCACAAATGAGTCAACCATTTTTTCGTAGTGACCCATGAAATCCTGCATACCCCATACATGAACAAAATCGTCAGGATCAATGGACTGAGCAAGACAGCGAACATAAATCCTAGGCCTGTGAATAGGATCGATTTGCTTAAGAATATACGGAAGACTTTCGATTCCGGGCTGAAACATGTCTTCAAAGTAGACAACATCTTCATTATTCAATTCTCCTTGTTTCATCATCTTAATTAGATTCATTAGCTGTGACATACCAAAGTATGTACGACCATGAGCATCCAATACTTGACCTGTTACAATTGCTTGGTCGTTGCTGAGTGTTTCGCCAGGCACAACAATATAGTCGATACCGCGACGATCGAATACAGCAGTATTCCAGTCTTGCAATTGATATGTATATCGGGCGACATATTTTTCTAACCCCATATAATATAGTTTACGCATTATTGATCCTGATATTCACGTTGGGGCTTTCCAGAAGCCTCGCGACGTGCCTTACGCTGCAAATACTCTTGTTCTTGTTGGAACCTACGATAGTCATTGGAACGATAAAGATCCTTCTCATTGTAGGGGAGAAGATTAAATCTGCAATGATCTAACCAAGCATCGAGATCATCAAAGATCCGATTAACTTCGGGTTTCATTTTAAGAGTTTTTTGAATGTAATTTGGCTGTGCCATTTAAGTTTTTCCTATTATTAGGGTTGATTAACAAATGTAAGTGTGGCACCATTCTCGCCATCTTCACTTACGTCAATGATGGTCTTACGACCAGGGTACCTTGCGGTAATTGTCGTGTTAAGTTCACGAGCAATCATTTCACAAGATTTGTGGTTGAGTTCAAGAATGCCATCATTGTAGCACTTCTCAAGCCAACGCTTAAACTGGATAAATTCAATATCGCGGTCATCTTGGAAGACCTCAATAGAAACTTTAAAATGGAAAATGTGTCGATGTGGAGTTCCAAGGAAACTTACATCATATTCGTCGCCTGTGGCCAACTTAGGATCAGTTGCGGCTGCTGGATACATATGGATACCTTCTTTGCGGAAGGTAACCCAGATAACTGATAAATCGTTCATTTAATTACTTCGTCTTTGGTATATTGAGACCAGTCTGTAAAGGTCTCACGGGTTAATAAATTGTGTAGGCTATGACACCACACACCGGGGTTTGTCGACTTGAAGTTGTTGTCGTCAAGTTTAATTATAGCATTATAACCTAGTTGTTGTAAATAGGGCAGTTTCACCGAAATCATTGGAATGAAATTATGATACTCAGCAAATCCAGTTTCTAACAATCCTTCTACACACTTAACATCTACGTCCAATGTACATTGATAATCTCTGTTAAGGAAATACTTGATCATATTTTCCCAGTCTACCCAACCACGAGCATTGGTGTCATAATTAGGAAAACTTTGATTAGCACCAAAGTAGATATGCTCGCAGCCGTTGAGTTTGGCAGCAATAGCATCTACATCTTGTACACCAACAACAAACAATGTTCTCTTACCGTATGCAGGAGTATGTTCTACTTCCGTACCGTAGAAGAAGTCTGCGTTTTCGTGTCCTTCTCTTTCCATTTTATTCTCCAAGGTCGTCGCTTAATTTCTGTAATGCTGAATCATTAGCATCTGAAAGATCAATTTCATCAGCACGAGTAACTTCTTCAACATCAAATAATCCACCAAATAGATTATCATTCTGTCCGTTAGTGGTGTTACGAGCACCTGCAATACTGATCAAGAATGCCTTAGCAGTTGGATGCTCTAACATCTCCATGGCTTCTGTTAATGTTTTGGTATTAAACAATTCTTCAACAAAACGATCAAAGTACAATACATTACGTGGCACCCATTCACTAAACTGATCACTGGCAAGTTCTTTGGCGTTAAGTTTCTTCCATGAACGCCAGTCTGGTTTGAATCTTGCACTTTCGATGTCAGCATAATGATTAGCACGTTGTACTGCCTCAATATGACATTGTACATTATGTGCCATATACAATGAATAAGCAAAACTATCCCAAGAAGTTTTACCTTCTTTGCCAATCTTGTTTAACATTCCTGGAGCATAATGACAAATGTCGCCCATTACAAGTCTGCGGCCGATCTCTGATTCAAAGGGGAATGGGATATCGCTTCCTGCAAGTGCTTTATTGTCTGGGGCTTTTTCCATAACAACACTGAACTTTTTTGCTGTATGGATTGCGTTTGTGTAAACGAGTCCATGTGCTGTTGCGACAAACGGTGAGGCGCAGTCAAAAGATATGGTAATTTCTTCATTAATATGTTTCCTGAGTTGTCGTTGAATTGAAGTTAGATAGCAAGCCCAATCTAACTGTGCTGTACCCAAGAAGTGGATCCAGTTCTTGCCTGTGAGCATGCCTTCCTCTCGCATGATCATCAAACGCTTTAAAGTGATGTCCATCTTACTCATATTGACACCACCCATTGCCCAACCCTCTGCTGCTTTATCTCCCCATACAGCAGGGTCACTATATTCTTTAACACCTTCATACCAAGACTGTGCGCTATGCCAATCGCTGCCTTGTAAAACATTTAACCACTTGGTCTTACCTAACCGATTCTTTAAAAAGTAATCGTTATTGAAACGAGTTTTTTGTAAACAATCAGCAGGACTTGTTAATCCGGTTCTTGCTTGATTATTCTTATCACAGGCCCAAATAGGCACATCCAACATCATTGACCAGTCAGCAGTTAATTCTAACCAAGCAATAATAGAATCACGAGTTTTGTTGGCTGCTTTACCTTCAAAGTCTTGCCAATCAAACTTTAAAATGCCTTTACCAATCTGATATCCACCTGAGTCACCTAAGATCATAGTTTTAGCATGATTACGATCGTGTATCATGACTTCTTGTACCAAACTTTTTTCTATATCTAACTGTGCATGACCGGCAGAGTATAGACCATAATTATAAGTAAAGTATCCTTGCTCTTCGTTTAAGAAGTTCATACCTTCGATACCACGATCAAATCCTTTAGGGATACGATCCTTGGGTACAAAATCACTTAGTCGTTGTTTGGCAACGTAGGTGCTGTAGAAACTGCTGATTGCTGGCAAATAGACTGCATAGTCTCTTTGGAACTGTGTTAGATTAACTGGTGGATTACTTTTCATTTTATCATGCCTGTGCTGGAATAATATATTTGTAAGTAGCAATGCCGCTGTCTAAAGTGATCTGCATAGCACCTTCGTCACTGAAACCAATCTTAGCATTATTAGCATCGGCAATTTTCAAAATGC